TTTGGGAACAATCTTGTAAATTCATCTTTCTTTATGTATTTGGTTTCTTTAACATCATGAGTGTTTCCTTCAATGTCAACTATTTGACCATCTCGAATAAACTTTCTTGATGAGTTATCCCAAACACTATAGTCATCTGTGAAGTTTAAATTTGCTAACTTAAACACCACTTCTGTTTTTCCTTTTAAATTCAAAAATGCCATCTTATTTCTTTTCTCCTTCTGCTATAATTTCTTTTGCTATTTTATTTAGCTCTTCTCTTCTTTCATCAGAGATATAATCTCCATAATGAACATAGTCTTCAAATGTCTTAGCCATCTTTATAATGTCTGCTGGTTCTTGTGTCTTCTCTTTTAGTAAGTCTACTGCAGATTTTAAACTACTCTGCCTTATAATTGAGTTTTGTGTCTTTTCATCAAATGCCATTTCATTTCCTCATAGTATACTTGTAGGATACTTTTACTATTTAAACATTTCTGTTTTGTAGTATCTATATTGTGCTCCTCCATCTTCCATAAGCTTTGTAGAGAGTGAATCTGCATGATATAGGGCATTTATAGGTATCCAAAAGTTTGTCTTCTTTAATTGGTCTGCAAATCTATTCCACCTTTCAATAGTCTCAAAAGAGAAAGGTCCAATATGATATCTTATAGACATAGCCTCCTCAGGCGTTAAATCAAAGAAGTGTTGTATCATAACTACACTCTTCTCTCCATGACCAAATGGAAATTCATCATTGTATTTGTATGGTTTATGTACACTAACATCTCCACTTGCTAATCTATTTGGAGTATAACATCCAATCTTACATACATCATGTAAAATACTTGTGATGATTATAAAGTTTTCACTCAATCCTAGTGAATATTTCTCATTAAAATCCTTTAAAACATTGTAAACATTGAATGAGTGTAGTGCTAATCCTCCTTCAAAACTATTATGTCTCATAGTACTTGCAGGACAAGTGTAAAATCCAGAGTCTTCTAAAAAGTTTAAGAACTCATCTGTAACTCTCTCATCTTTTTTAAGTAGTTTGATTATTTCTTCTTTAACATTCATTTTCTTCATAAGTATAACTCCTCTTTAATAAAAGCTAGTAGTTTTTTTCTTCCTTTCCCATCATCTTTAAATGCTGTAGAAGAACTATGTGTTGGGTGGTATATCTTTATACACATTAGTTTATCTTTATACTCTGTTGAGTTTCCATCCTTAAATACTTCTCTTATTTTTGATATAGTTATCTTTGCGTGTGTGTGTTCTCTATCTTTAAGTTGACGTTTCATATTTACACCTCTTACAGTAGTATCCCTCTTCTGACCATACAACACTATGTACAAACTTCTTTAATCCAATTGAGTATGGTCTCATCACTTGTGAGAGTCTTCTTTTCTTTCCCTTGTGTCTATAGTATGGATTGTTACATTTAGGACATCTCATCTTTCAAATTATCCTCTTTTTTAGTTCTTTTTTTATACATTTCCTACAAATAACAATCTCTGCGTTGTTTCTTAACACAAATACTGGTTCATTATAACTAACTTCCTCACCACACACATCACAATTAAATGGCATCTTTCAACTTCTCCACTTCAAATAATACCTTATGGGTAACTAACTCCCCCTTTGCGTTAAATAGCTTTATTGGTGCTATTCTCTTCAGCACTTCGTCTATGGCTTCTTTGCGACCTTCTTTAAAACCATAATTCACGCCTTTTTGATGTTCTGTTATTCTATCCATTTTGTTCTCCTAACTACTAATTTTTTTATTATTTAAACATTTAGGTTGTGTAGTCTATATCTCTTCAAAGTGTGTCTTCTCATAGCAGTATATTTTGTGAATAGGAACAAGTATTCCCATTTCATTTAATACAAAATCTTCTGCTGTTTCTAACTGTTGTCTTGCTCTTCTTCTGCTATGTGGAGAGTCTGTACATTTGTACTCAAGTATGTATAGCTCACCAGAGGCAAATGCAAGCCCATCAGGAGCACATCTCAAGTTAGGGTGGTCATAGAACCGATTATCCATTGAAAGAGCCTTAACGCCCTTTAAATTAGTTCGTATAGCTTTTTGTATTAGGGCTGTGAGTTCTTTATCATGTTTGCTTCTTTTTGGATTCATTTTAATAACCTTTTAAGATTTCATAAGAATTGTTATTCTTGTTCTTATTACTACATTCAAAGCATTTTGTTTTAGTTCTTCTTGTTCTTGTTCTATGATACCTTTTACATATAGGACATACTCTTACATAGTTATATAGTCTCTTACTACCTTTACCCTTATCTAATTCATCTACTCTATTCTTATTCATCATATTCCTTATACTTATCCTTTATCCTATCTAAATCACTAAGAGTTAAGTTGTTATTTAGCATTGAATTAGCTAAGTTTATAATAAAGTTCCTTATATCCTTAGGTTGTTTACTTATATCTTCATTTAGTATTCTCTTACATAGTCTATTACTTAGTTGTTGTAATTCTTTATCTTCCTTATATTTTGTATAGTCTACCATCTTGTTACTCCATTACCTAATATTCTATCTTCTTTATATCTTTCATAATCCATATCTGCTTTCATCAAAGCACTATTAAAACAATCTTCACAACAAAGCATATCGTCTTGCCAATAGTCTTGTCCTTCAAATTCTATCTCACAGATTTCACATTTGTGTTTCATTTTTAATTTCCCTTTAAAATGCTTCATAAAGCTTTAAAAAGCTTTAATTTCGCCTTTAAATATATATATCCTATCTCCTCGAGATTATACAACAAGGAGGTTCCTCGAAGAAAATATATTACATATTTCCTCGAGGCAATATGTTTTGGTGATATCTCGAAATTACTATGTTCTACCACTTCCGAGTAATCTTCGTCTTTATCATCTTAATATAGTGTTGTTCTAATACTTAATAAAGACTTATGTCCTCAAAACTATACATTCGAATATATCTCGTGGAGAAAAAATAATAAAAAAAATAAAGACTTATTTAATTCGAAGTATATGTTCGAAGACATATTTTTCGAAAAAAAAATAAGAGTTGGGTAGTATCGAATACTACCTTACTCGTCTTTTGGGCTGTCGTAGTCATCCATTAGTTCGTAGGGGTCTCTATAAGAATAGTCGTCAACAAACGTCTTTTCTCTTAATACTTCGACCCCAACTTTCTTCAGTTGTTTCCTTTCGAGAGTTTCTTTTATGTTGTATCTTGTCGATAGGAATTCCCAAATGTCTTCGAATGTCATCGATACACCCTTCTTTGTTCTCCTTGCGAAGTAATAGGTGTCTTTTACCTTATCGGCTAAGTCCATCGAACTACACCTAAACCATATCGTTCCAGCTCTGTAATCTCTCTGTCTCGAATTAAGTCCATATACCGTCATCAAGTCGGTTTCCACAATTTCAAGGAAATCATCAATCTGTGGGTATTGGTCTTCCCAGTCGGTAATGTCATAAGTTGTTTTCGAACGACCAAAATAAGGACTTGATGAGTAGCTTTCTACGAACGTATCTACTTCTCTTATTCCATTTTCATCGATAACATATATTACTTCTTCGGCAGCTTCGACAATTACTTTATCGTTGAACGAATTGATTGGAAATATCATATCGTATTCGACATAAGCATTCTCTAACCACTCTTCTGTCGTGCTACCTAATATAACGTTTCCATCTTTTCGTTTTACTAATCCAAAGTAAAAGTTTGTCGAACGTTCCTTAAAGTAATACAACTTGTCGTCTTTCTTCGAGTAAGCCATAACGCTGAACGTTCCTTCGAGTTGTTCTGCTGTTTCTCGAACTGCGTCAAGACTATTTCTTTCTATCGTTGTGTTATATTCTAACAAGTGAGGAATTACAGCACTATCGACCTCTTCGTCATAATCTAACCCAAACGTTCGTTTTACTTCTTTGTCGTTGTTTAAAACCCCATTATGAACGACTATCCAGTTCTTCGTTTCTATGGGGTGATTGTTTTTGTTGTTCGTTGGTGTTCCTGTTGTAGATAGTCGATTATGCCCAACCAAGAATTGATGGTCGCCCAACTTTAACTCTCTCTCTTTCTTCGCCAGTTCTTTCTTTTTGTCTTTGAACGACTTTCCTTCTTTCATCACGAACTCTTTCGAAAACATTCCGTAAGCACAACTGTTCGAAATTGCTCCATCTCTCATCATTCTCGAAAAGACGCTCTTGTCCGTTTCCGTAAGTCGTTTTGAAAGCCGACTTATAAATTGTATCTCGCACATTTCTATTAAACCTCCCACTGCTTCGTATTAACGTAGCAAATATTTTTCTTCTATCGACCATATATAGCTCAGTAGCAGTGCTACCGAACAGATTGTAGAGAACGTGTGTTAATTGTTCGTTATCTAAACCACTCACAGCGCGTTCTGTCGTATATCTTAGTCTTTCTACATCTCTTTCGAAGACAGACATACTACCTTCGAAGTATCTCGTTATATGGATACAAGTTTCGTTCCAATCTTTCAGGAAGTCATCTCGTTCGATACATTTATAAAATCTTGCCATATTCGTTAGCGTCCCGCTCTTTTTAAGTTCGTTCTCAACTTCTTTGTCTCTATTATCGAATACTATTTTTGTATTTGTTATTCTCCTTCGTTTTTTAGATTTCCTAAATTTATTTCTTCGTTGTTCTACATACTTAACAAGAGTTCGGTCTCCTATTATTTTGTAGAATGTTCGTAGCCTATTCTTTGCTGTTATCACTCGTTTAACATCTGTCTTTAATGCCCACTCGATACAGGCAAGATTTATTCGTATCCATTTTATAATCTTTTCTGGGTCGAGTGTTCCACTATGTAGTCTTATTTCGATAGATTTCCTTTTGCTTAACGCAGAAGTTATATTTATCCAATCATATCGAGTTCCATCATAAGTAGATGGACGGTATTTCGTTAAGTCCTCTTTGTTTGCTATTCGAAGGATATGGTTTTTAAACTTGTCGACACAAGCCATATCGTATCTCTTTCGAATGCTGTGGGCGTAGTCGTTATGTCTCCTCGAAGAAGGAACCATTTGAAAGAATATTTCTTCGAAGTTTCCATAAAATAGGTAAATCTTTCGAAGCTGTTCCTCAGTTATCTTCCTTGCGTCGATGTGTATATGTAATCCACAACTTCTTTCGATAACAAATCCACCTTTCGACAAACATTTACATACCTTTCGAATGTTTTTGAAAAGTAAGTCTCCGTTCGCTGGATTTAGACAGGCTTCTACGCCATCGCTCAGACTTGCGTCTCCCTTAATTTCTACGAAATCTCCACATTTGGATGCTTCGTTGATATCTCCATCTCCATCATTTTCGACTTCGATTTCAACACCTACAAGTCTCTTCGATTTGTTTTCATTAAATGTCCTGCTTTCGAGGAATTCAAATTGGTAGTTTGCGTTCGAAGAACTTAGTGGCACACTATTCTCAGAACACCTTTCGCAATAGTATTCTTCGTAGTCTTCGTTATAACACAAGTCGTCCGAATAACACTCTCGACCACAACCATCACAATTGGCGAAAGTATCGGAGTGGCAGTCATCACAATAGCACTCTTCGTTTATATTGCTTATTGTTATTTCGTCGGCGTGGAATAGTTCTCCACAACCATAGCAGTTGGAATATTCGTTTTCTTCGCAACCCTTACAAATCAAATCTCCATCGCTGGTGTTTATTCCGTCATTTTTATCGAACTTGTTTTTACAACAAACACACTCGAATTTATCTGTCATTTTAACAACCCCTCGACGAGATTTAAGTCTCCAGTTTCTTCGAATAGTCTATCAATGTCTTCGAACAATTCGCCCTTTAAATAGTGTAGTTCGTTGTAGTCATTTGTTGTCGATATCTGCTCTTTGAGTTCTCTAATCTCTTCGAGCAAATCCTTAACTGCCAAACTTCGTTCGTTAGTTTTCATCTTTATAACCCCCTTCGTGTCCACAGTGGTTTCCTGTATTACATTCGATACAAACGGGTTTATTAGTCATCGAAGTCGTTTTGAAGTTTCTATTACACTTTCGACAATTCCTAAAATGTAATCTCTGTCGTTTTGGTGATGGCTCATCTATACCTTTTCGAAGGATTTCATATTTTCTTAATTGTTCTACCATCATTTTTTTCTCCTTATATCGTTTAAATCGTTTTCATTTCAACACGAACACCAAAACCCTTTAAAAGAATAAAAAACCCTTTAAATATACGAATAGAAACCTTTAAATAAAGACATACGAAACGCCTTTAAATAAAGGTTTCCTTCGTTGTTTTTGAAGGTATTTGTTTCTTTCGTTGTGAGTTGTAATCTATAAACATTTAAACGAACATTTAAATTTAAAAATTCTGTTCGTTTAAACTATTCTATTACAGAATAGTCGTTTACACTACTATAAGGTGAATACATTTAATAAATATTTAGGGGTTTAGATTTATATTTCGTATTGGGATACCACTGAATAGTTTAAACTGAATTACCTTTTATTAGTAGTATATACCACTTTAAAATGGTAAGGGTATCCTCGTATTACCCTTTAAACTCTACCTTTAAACTCGATTAAATCTACACGAAATTATACAAATTCGTTATAATCTCGTAAAAAAATAAATAGAAATAATCTCGAAATTTTAAGAAATAAAAAAAGAAAAAAGAAGAAGAAAAAACTAAAAAATGTCGTAGTCTTTTTTGATTTGGTTGTGTTTTTCGCAACACTCATCAAAATCTTTTTTATCGTAAAAATGTGGTGAAAACATTTTCTTTTTGGTGAAAATGTTTTTTAACCACTTACTTATTTTTACCATTTTGTAGTTTTTCCAACTCTTTACGAAGTTGTTCGTTTTCATTTTTTAGTTCATTTTTGGTTTTTGTTCTTACTTGTGCTTTTTTAGGTTGGAACATTGCTATAAATTCCATATCACCAATATAGGATTTATAGTCATTTTCCAAAAATGACACCACATCAAAACTAAAATAATGTAATAAGACATTATTCATAAACTCATTTACAGAGATTTTCCTATTAGTGTTTAAGCCAAGTTCTTTTACATCTGTTTTAAAGTTTTTGACGTGTTCTTTAAGGTTTATATCTGTTTCCAGATAAAATCCAATTTTGTCTTTATTCGTATATTCTGACATTTTTGTTTATACCTTCAGGAAAACAATCTCATAATGTTGTTTTTCTTATAGTAATTGGTTATTTTGGTTCTTTATAAAGGTTATGAAACTCATAAAATATATATATTGTAGTATATACGAATGTTTTTATTATTTAGTGATAACGATATTTAGTAGTTTGTAATATATAGCAGAATATGTATATTATAAGGCATATTACGTATTTTATTATATTGTTTTATTACTACGAGATAATAACACATTTATAAAATACTACGAGATAATATATATTTTTGTATTTCTACGAGGAAATATATATTTTATAAAGTATATACGAGAATAGGCATATTAAATCATATAGATACGAGAGAGAACATAGTTATATTAAAGAAATATGTGTAGTATTAAAGAAATATATGGAAATATGTAATATTTTCGTATATTTCTGACTATATTAGTATATATATGAACGATAGTGAATATATATACTATATAAGGTATATACTATATAGTATATAGTACTATATAGTACTATAAGGTACTATATAGGTATATAGTATGTATATATAGGGATGATATAGATAGTGGAGTATGGAAATGTTTAAATAATAGTAAATTCTTACAATTTGTATGGAATACACGACACTCCCTGCGGGTTTCATTGAAACCTACGAAACAAAACTAGAAGACTCCCCACTCAAGCCCAGTTGGGGCAAAATCAATGCTCTATCAAATGAAGACCCCTCCATCTTCTCCAAATGGTACTTAGGCATCACTCCCTTTCACTACCAAGACCAAGTCCTAAACGACTTCTCAAAAAGGATGATTGTTTGTTCTTCTCGTCAGATTGGTAAGACCTATGTGGTGGCTATTAAAGCACTTCACTATGCAATGTTCAATCCAGGAAAGAAGGTTCTTGTCTTTTCAAGAAACCAAAACCAATCAAAGAAGTTCCTAAGGCAGATGAGACAACTAATGTACGATGGAATGCAACATGTCAAACACATCACAGACAAAAGCAACACATACATGAATGAGGAACCTCAATGGATGTTCCCACAAGACTTTAGTAAAACAGAACCAAACAACTCTTCAGAATTCTCACTAACTAATGGTTCAACAATAATGAGTCTCCCAGCTACAGATAGTGCTAGGGGATTTACAGGTGATTTGGTAATTGTAGATGAAGCTGGACATGTCCCAGATGAAATCTTTGAATTAGTCATAGAACCAACAGTAAGATTCACTGGTGGAACAATAATTCTTCTGTCTACTCCAAATGGACAGAAAGGCTTCTTCTATGATATCTTTGACCCAGCAGATAAAAGAACAGAACATGAATACACAAGATACTGGTGGCATTGGGAGCTCTGTCCAAATGAACACATAAGGAAAATGACAGAGGATAGAAAGAAAACCTTAGACCCACTAAGATTTGCTCAAGAGTATGAAGCACAATTCACATCAGACTCCAATGCATTCTTCCAAGCAAGAAAAGTAAAGGAAGCTATAGACAGTGACCTTCAAATCATCTATGGTGATTTAGAACAAGAGTACGTATGTGGCATAGACTATGGAGTAACCAAAAGCAAAACAGTTGTAACTCTCTCAAGACTTGATGAAAAGAGAGGAGATGTAATCCTCTGCTACCAGAAAACATTCGCTAGTGGATATGACAATGCACAACTACCACAATTCTTGAATGATTTAGAAACAAGGTTCAACATCACAAAGTATGTTGTAGATGATTGTCCACAAGGAGAATCACCAAACCAAGCATTAGAGAGAGCAGGCAAACCAGTTAGAAGAGTTTACTTTGGAACAGAGAAGGTTGGAGCCTTCTTTAGATTCAGAACTGCTTTAAACAAAAGAATAGATGATGATTCAACTGATGGATACAGAGTAAGGTATCCAGACATTAGAGAACTCATAAATGAAATGTTAGCAATGCAAATCAAAGATAGTAGAAGTAGAGCTGCATTCATCATAGAGAAACCTCAAGGAGGAAGTGATGATAGAATTGACAGTTTCATTCTATCCACCCTACCATTCTTAGAAGAAGAAAAGAGAGAGTTCAGGAGCTACTTAGCATGAGAGACGAAATAGAAAAACAAATCAAAGACAAGGAAAAGAATATCAAAAGAGTTCAAGAGAACATCAAGATAGAAGAAGAGAAAATTAAACTACAAATGAAAAATCCTAGACCAATCAATCCACAGTTTGAATTTGAATTAGATGAAGCCTATATCAAAATTGTTGTGAAGAGTTTAGAACTTGAATGGAAACGAAAGAAAGAAGATATGCTTGATGCAGTTAAATCTGCTAAGGAATCTGTAAAGGAACTCAAAAAAGAACTATCCCAAACAGAGGAAAGAAGAGACTACACAGGATAATGGTAAATAGACTTTACAAAAAACTAACCAAAAATGAAGAGGTAATGCTTTGGAAAGAAACCATGCAAGTTTGGAGAGACCACCCAAGATGGTTTCTTGAGAACTTTGAAAAACTTCCAGAGTATAAAGTTTCTTGGAACAACTATAGCAGAGTAAGGATACAATGTCCAGAATGTTTAGAGTTTAATTACCCAAGAGTAGAGAAATGCAAGCAATGCCATTCACCACTCAAAAATAAGAAAACTCATACGTTTGGAGTGGGAATTCCACCAAAATCAGCTCAAAATGTCTAAAAATAGGGCTAAAATCCCTTTAAAATAGAAACATTTATAAACTAAAAGTATCCTTATATAATAGTGTAGTAAAAGATGTTTTTACTACTTATATTGGATTAATCACAATGGAAATCGTATATAACGATGAAATACTTCAGAGGGCTTCTCGGGGGTACATCCAAGGCTACTATGCTGAGGACCAAGCTACTGCCGACAAGCCTTCATTACACACACTTCTAAGAGCTTACCGAGAGGAGCCTACTGTTCAAGCAGGCATCAAGGCACTAGCAGATGAAATAGTGAAAAATGGGTATGTCATAAAAGGCGTAGATAAAAAACTAACCAAAAGGGTCGAGAAAGAACTTAAAGGTAAGTTTAGATTTAAGAGACTCTTAAGAAGAATAGTTTACAACTCTTTGATTTATGGAAACTCATTCATAGAACTCACATACAAAGGTAACGCTGTTAGTGAACTACATCTACTTGAAACAGAAGAGATGAGTATTATTGCAGATGAGCATGGTGAAGTTATAGCTTATGAACAAGAACACGAAGGAAAGAAAGTTCAGTTTAGTACTGATGAATGTGTTCACTTAAGTATCAACAACATCACAAGTGGTATGTGGGGTGAAGCAGACATAAAGACACTGTATTCAACAATTGCTTTAAAACAATTCCTTGAAGGTTTTATTACAAACCTCTTCAGATTCAACAAATTTAGAGATGCATGGAGTATCAAGGAAGCAGATGAAGTACAAATCAAAAACTTTGTTAATGACCTTAAGTTAGCAAGAGACCAGCCAGAGAAAGAACTTGTTATAGATGGCGAGATATCAAAGATAGCTGGTAGAGAAATTAAGGACATAAATAACTTAGTAGACCTTCTGAATTATACACGACAACAAATCCTAACATTACTAAGGGTACCACCAATCATTGCTGGTATCCCAGACAATTCAAATAGGAGCAACTCTGAAGTTCAATCTAGAAAAGCATTTGATGGTAGAGTCACATCTCTACAAGATGTAATAGAAGATGAATTTACTTTAGAGTTATTCCCAAAACTAGGTTGGGCTAATGCAGAATTCACATTTGCACCAATCGATAAAAGAGCAGAGAAAGACGATATTGAAATCGCTGTTGCTCTTAAAAACTTGGGCTTAGACAATGACTCTTTGTTGCAGTATATCAAAGATGTTGGAATCCAACTACGAGACGGAGCAACACTTGAGAATACAGCAACAGGTCCAGACCCATTCCCACCAAGCAGAAAACCAGTCGACAAATCTGCAGAGATGGATGAGAAGACGGGTGAAGAATCCACAACAAGAGAAGACCAACTAGAAAGGTCTGAAGCAGTCTTAGACCAATATGCAGAAGAGGTACTTAACAGATGATAGCATTCACCAAAGTAAAAATTATTAAAGTACCAAATGTAGAAGAGCTTAATGCAATTCTATTTGACATACAACAAGAAAAAGTAAACATTGTAAAAGTAGATTACATGACAACACTTCCAGATGGAACAATGTACTTTTCAGTTCAGTATCATGCAAACATAGATACAGATTTAGAGAAGTTGGAAAGTGTTGAAGAAACGCAAGAAGAGAACCTAGAGGAAGGAACATAAAAACTACTTAAAATGCCAATTGAAATTTTAAAGAAACTACCAAAGAAGGCAAGACAGATTTGGGAATCTGCATATGCTGCTGCAAAAGAAAAGTATGGTCCAGAGAGAGCAGCAAAGATAGCATGGGCTGCAGTTAAAAAGAAATACAAGAAGAAGGATGACAAGTGGGTAGCAAGGTCTGAATCATTCATAGCAAAATCTGAAAAGATTCTTTGTAGGTCAGAACTTGGTGACATTTCAAACGATTACTTTGTAGAAGGAATCTTAGCAACTAGTCAAGTTCAAAAAGATAATGTAAAACTAACCAATGAATTATTTAATGAGATAGTAAATGACTTCAATTCAAATAAACTATTCTCACCAAAAGCAGATATTGAACATGTTGGTTCATTAAAGGAAAAAGGCTTTAAAGTTGACATACCAGAGACAGATGAAGATATCATGAGATTTGTTGAACTTGATGTTAGACAACTAGATGATGGTACTTATGGATTGTATGGAAAAGCACAACTAGATAGAACTGTTAAAAACTTTGAGAAGATTTGGTACAAATTACAGAACAAGTTCTATGATTCTTTTAGCATAGAGATTTATCCTAAACAAGGAACTAAGAAAATCAATAGAACAGAGGATGGAAAGATTATTGAAGAGTGGTATGGTGGCACTCTTAAAAAAGCAACCATAACAGGTAAGCCAGTTGATAGAAAGGCTAGCATAACCAAGATTGAGAAAAGATGAATGGACAACCAAAAGTATTAGTAGCTTGTCCAACATATGAAGGTAAGAACTACTGTGTTGACAAGTGGATAAAACAAGTAAAAGAACTTAACTATAGCAACTACGATATCTTATTGGTGGATAATACTAATGATGGTGGAAAAAATGCTAAGTGGTTAAGTGAAACATATGGCATAGAAGTAATACATCACTATGACAAAACTTATCCTGATGTTAAATACCTTATGGCTAAATGCAATGAAATCATAAGGAAAAGAGTGCTAGATAAAGGTTATGACTATTTATTTAGTCTTGAAGCAGATGTGATGTTAAAGAACCAAAACGTAATAGCAAAATTCATAAACTATGGGATACCAGTAGTATCTGGTGTTTATGATATAGGACCTATTGGATATTCATATCCTTTAATTCAACAGTTCTTTAAGAATGTTGAGGGTGGACCTGAAAGATATTTTTCACGTCAATTGTTTTGGGAAGAAATATATGAACACATGAATGGTAAAGTGAAACAAGTTTATGCTTGTGGTATTGGATGTACCTTGATTGACCAAATTGTCTTAAGCAAGATTAAATTTAGGGTAGATTATGGACACAAACATGTGCATGCAGACTCAATGTTTTACAAAGACTTAGCTGGGCTTAAAGTTGATGCATATCAAGATACAGCAGAATATTGCACACACCTAAGAAATCAAACTTGGGATGAAGTGTATGCTATTCGAGGAATTGAATTTGAAAAGGAAGTTAAATAAAATGGATGAAAAAAGAACAAATGAAGAGAGAACAGATGAAGAGATTAATGAGGAGCGTTTAGATTTGAGCAAGACAAGAGGACATCCTCATGGCTTTAAAGATATTGAAAAATTAAAAGAATTAATTAAAGATACAGATAAGCAGATATGGTATGAAAAACAACTTGCTAAAATAGATGAAAAGAAGTTTGAACTTATGACTAAGTACCCAAAGAAAGTAAATATAGATTTTGAATATGAAGGTACTGATGAATGGACAAACCTTGCAAGGGAATATCATGCATTAAAGATGGAACCAACTTTAATTGAACATGAAATGCAGATTAAATCTTTAGAAGATAGGAAAGAAGGGTTTGAAAAGATGATTGAAACTGCTGAGTTAGAAAAGGATGAAACTAAAGAATTAAAAGAACAAATCAAAAATAGAAAGGTGAAAGAAGATGGAAACGGAAAATAAAGAAAAGGAAACACCAAAAGAAGAACTTACTACAGAAGAAATAGCAAAAATAGATAAAGAGATTGCTGATGATGCTACAAAGAAATTAGAAACTGCTAAGAAAGAAATTAAAGAAGAAGTTAAAACAGAAATAAAGGAAGCAGAAGAACAAGTGAAAGAAAAAGAGAGAGTAGCACAAGTAGAGGAACAAAACAAATCATACTCAAACGAGATTGAAGCGATTAAGAAACAGAATGAAGAATTAAACAAAAAGATTGAAGAAATTAGCACACAAAGAAAAGGTTTAGTATCAAGTGAAAATCCTAATAAAGAACCACAAAAGAAGGAACCAACTTCAGAAGAAATAATTGAGTTGGCAAATGACAATGCTGGAGATAGACATGAGATGGAAATGATGCTAAAAAAGACATTGGGGTTAATTTAATCATACTAAAATTTATTGGAGGATAAAATGAGTGAAAAATTATTGTTAAGAGCATTCCCAACAAATACTTTTGATTCGGCTGAAGCAGCTGCAGGGTATTTAAATCCACAGATTTGGAACAGAAAGATTGAAGAATTTGCACAAGCAAATTTAGTCATAGCTCCCTTGGGAATACAAAATGATGAGTTGTTTAACAAGCCAGGAACTCAATTGAACATTGCAGTAGATGCAGCCATAGTGGCAGAAGCACTAACTGAGACCACTTCAATTCCAGTTTCATCTCTTAGTTACACACAAGTAACTGTAACGCCAACAGAATATGGTGGTGCATTCCAGATTACTAGGAAAGAGATTGATAGGGCATTTAACAACTTACTAGATGAAAAAGCAGCTTCTGCAGGATATGCATTGGCTAAAATAAAAGATTCAACTATTTATGCTGCATTAGTATCAGGTACTGGTAGTACAATATATCCAAATAGTGTTACAGTCGATACAGACTTAGCATCTACAGATATAATGAGCACAGACTTGATTGCAGATGGTATAAATGCATTGAGATTAAATGATAGAGAAGCAAGGTATTTGGTTGTACATCCATACCAAGAGAATGAACTATTGAAGACTTCTGACTTCATTGATGCTAGCAAATATGGTGGCAGAGAAGTAGTTATGAATGGAGAAATTGGTAAGTATCTTGGATTGAGAGTATTCTCAACTACACAAGCAACTACAGCTGGTGTTGGAATTACAAGTTCTGATACAGGTTATAACGCATTAATCTTAGGACCAAGGTCTTTTGTTATTGCAAGAAAGAGAGCACCAACAATTGATACAAAATATGAGCCATTGGATAGAGCATTCACTGTAGCATATGTTGAAGATTGGGCAGCTTCCGTATTGAATGCAAATGAAATTGTTACAATGGTAACATATGCATAAATACAACTTTAAATTGAGAGATTCAATTCTCTCTTTTTTTATTATTATAAACTCTTACCAATGCAATTGGTAAGTTTTAATTGTCTGTAATCGACATCTAATTATAAACCCGAAGAGGAAAACTAAATGGCAAATGATATTATTATCAAAGACCCACACACAGGCCTACCAGCTAAAGTAACAGATAACAATTTACATGTTATGAACTTTGGAACACTTGTTCCAGAAGAGTATGACTATATTGCTTTAACATATGTAGCAAGTGGAGATGGAGAGGGAGAAGTCGAGACAGTAGTCTATAAAAGTGGAGGTTCTGGCGGAACAACTGTAGCTACATTAACATTAACCTATAATTCTGATGATGAAGTAGCAACTGTAACCAAATCATAATGGCGTTTAAATTTAATCCATTTACTGGAGAATTGGATAAAGTAAATACTGATGCACCAACTAAAGCAGAGTGGAATCAGGATGGATTTGAGAATCTTACAGATTCAACTATATCCTTTGTTGATGGTACAAGAACATTTACAATAGAACCAGCATCAACAGAATTTAGTTTTTATTCTTATGGTGTGAAATTTACAAAGTCTTCTGCACAAACTGTAGTTATTGATGACACAGAAGGACTTTGGTTTATCTATTTTGATAGTGCTGGAACTTTAACAGCAAGTCAAACCCCTTGGGATTTTGTTTCTGGTTATGCTTTTGTAGCAGTACTTTATTGGGATGCAGACTTAAACTCTGCAATAGGAATTGGAGAAGAAAGACACGGAATGTCAATGTCTCCAGCAACACACGCATATTTGCATTTAAATGTAGGAGCAGTATGGAATTCTGGATACACTCCATCAGTTACAGTAGATGGAGATGGAAGCTTAGATGCACATGCAGAGATACAATCTATTTCTGCTGGTGTCACATATGATGAAGATATTCAATTATCATCTGCAGAACAAACCTCTTATGAGATGTGGTATAAAGATGGTGCTAGTGTAGATTGGAGAAAAGAAGATGTTAGTGCAGCAGCAGTTGCAATAACAACAGATAGGCCAGACTACAATCAGTTTACTGGTGGTGCTTGGCAGAGAACAGAAGTCTCAAACAACAAATTTACATTGACCCATGTGTTTGCTACGAATTCAATTGAATCAACAAAAGGAATTCTTGTTATGGGTGAAAATGAATATGCAACAAAGAAAGCAGCACAAGATGGTGCACTGTCAGAAATAACAGATTTAACAACTGGAGCGTTACCAACTCCAGAGTTTGTAGCACTTGCTACATTTATAATTGAATGTAAAGATTCATACACTAATGCATATAATGCAAGATTGGTTTCAACTTCTGATGGGGATGACTTTGTAGACTTTAGAGAAAGTGAAAAGACTGGTGTTGGAGCAGTAGCAACAGACCATGGAAATTTAGCTGGGTTGTCTGATGATGACCATACTCAATACTTGTTAGTTGATGGCACAAGAGCAATGACTGGCAATCTAGATATGGGTGATAATAACATTGTTGATGCACACTATGTTGGTGTAGGAACTTCCATATTTCAACAAGATGTTAATGGAATAACAACAGATGCACATTTAGTTTCTGTAGTTGATAGTGAAGCAACACATGTTGCAGCAGCATTTGCAGAACATGGAAACACTGCAATTAAAGGAGTCACAACATATGGAGCAAGAAGTAGAGGAACTGCAGCAAGTCCAACTATTGTTCAAGATGGAGATAATATTTGGGATATGATTGCTATTGCATATGATGGAACAGATTATGCACAAGTAGCAAGAATAGATATGGAGATTGATGGAACTCCAGGAAATAATGATATGCCTGGAAGAATTAAGTTTAGTGTTAGTCCTGATGGTGGTCAGACACCAGCAGATGCATTACTTATTTCACAAGACAAGAGCGTGAAGTTCTTTGGGAATTTAACAGATGGAACCAATACAGTAACTATGGCAAACATCAAGACTGCTTATGACCATTCACAAGATAACACACAAGCACATTCAGATTACTTACTGAATAATGTAAGTGATGTATTTTCAGGAATATTTTTAACTCTTTCATCTGGTTCTGGTGGCACAAGTGGATTAAAAATAAATAACTCAGCATTAGCTGGAGACCCCGCAATTCAATTGCAATTAAGTGGGTCTACTAAAGCATTGTTCTTTGTAGATGATAGTGATTCAGATAAAGTAAAAATTGGTGCTGGGTCTTCTACAGCATCAGGAATGAATCTAGCGTTTACAGTTTCAGATACAACTTGTTTGACAAATTTTACAGTTAGCAAAGCAAGTTTTGTTCAAACTGCTGCTGTAGCTTTTTCAACTGGTGATGCTACCCCAGCAGTGAATAAAGGAAATTCGTTTCAAACTGCAAATGTTGGAGCAACAACTATAACTGATTTTGATGGTGGGTCTGATGGGCAAGTTATATTCTTGAAAGTAAATGATGCAAATACAACAATAGCAGATAATGCAAATATTAATACACAAACTGGTGGAAATTTCATAGCATCAAGTGGAGATAGAACTGCCTTCTTTTCTTATAGTGGTGTTTGGGAAGAGTTTGGTAGAGCAACTGCCGCAAGAGGATATGTTTCTGTAACTACCACAGCAGATGCAACTGCGAGTGCTGCAGAGTATGATATATTTGATGAAGACAATTATGCAGCTTTTACTTCAACAGCAAATGTAACATCAAATCTTATTACATTCACACAAGCAGATGGTAGATTTACCGTTGCCGAAGATGGGATATATGTTATGATGATAAAAATTAATGCAACAGCAGCATCAACTGGAGCAGTAACTGTTAAAGTTAAGGATGGAGGAACAGCCTTTTATACAGATACAAACTTTTATATTCATACATCGGTAGACCCACAAACAATGACAATTCCATTGGCAAGGTCTCTATCTGCAAATGATTACATAAATGTAACTGTAGATGGTGGTTCAAATGTAGTTGCAGAGTCCGGATGCACATTTACAATGTATAAATTATAGGAGAAAAAATGGCAAGTATAACAATAACAGTACTTGATGAACATGTACCTATTTTACTAGACGCAAAAGAAGCATATGCACCTGAATTAAATAATGAACAATATATCAAAAGACTATTGAGGGACGATGTGGTTAAATTTAGAAGGAATCAATTATATGACCAAAATAATGATACAATCAAACAAGCAGTTGAAGATTTGTTTGAAGGAATGAGTTAAAATGATAGAATATGAAACGGAACAAGAAAAGGAAGTACTAGTAAAATTATGTGACCTGGCGTTAAAGGCAAATGGATTAGCTGTTAAGGGCGGGGTTGACTTTATACTAAATTCACTTAGAAAGAAAGAAGTGAAGCCAGAAGAGGAGAAACAAGAACAAGAAGAAGTTAAGCAGGAGGAATAATGGCATATACAACAGAAGCAAATGTAGAAGCATATATGGGGGAATCATTCGATGGAGCAACCACGCCAAGTTCTACAGATATTACACTCTTTATTACATGGGCTCAAGCAATGATAGATAAGTATACTGGAACTAAGTTTGAATCAACCACAGTAACTGATGAGATACTAGATAGTGAGGGTGGTGTTCGCTTTAAATTACCAAAGAGACCAATCATATCCATAACCAACTTTAATGTTGATGAGGGGGGATTAGGTAATGCTACAGATTGGGTAGCAAGAACAGAAGGTAGAACAAGTGCAGAAGATTTTGTAATCCTTGAAGAAGAAGGGGTTTTGTACTTTCATAATGATACCCCACCATGGGGAATTCAAAATATAAAGACCACTTATGCTTATGGGTACTCTTCAGTACCAACCGACGTAGCAAAATTAGCAACATTATTAGTAGTAAGAGAAATAGTTAGAGGAAGAATATCAGATAATATTTATAGTTCACAAGATAGCATATCTGTAGGACCAATAAGTGTTAGTAAGGCTGGTTCACAATCAACTTCAGCAGTGGCTGAATTGGAATCAGAAATTAAAGATTTATGGAAAGCAATAGGAAGATTTAAATCTATCCTTCATTAAAATGGCAATTGACATGACTAAAACTAGGGATGCTATCCGTTCAGTGATAGAGAATTATGGAACAGCAATTACAATAGATAGATATGTACACACCAAAGATAAATGGGGTGATTGGTCAAAGGGAACTAAGACACAAGTTACAACTGTTGGCATTCCGTATAATTACTTTAGGGATAGATTTGGATTTCAACCAGTTGGAGACATGTTAGAAGGAGATATGAAGATAATTATAAAAGATGATGACATAGCATTACCACATAATATAACTGTAACTGATGAATATAGATATGAGATGACATATGATAGTAAGACATATAGAGTAATTGCATGTGAGACTTTTATAGTTGCAGATGTAGTTCTAGCAAAAGAAGTAACAATGAGTGCGGTGCAAACATGACAACGGCAGTAACAACAGCAAGGATAAGGGAATTAGTATTTGAGAACATATATGATAAATTAACAGTTAGTATGTCTTCTGGGACAGTTACAGCAGCATTCATCGATGATGTTCAAGGCTTCCCACAAGTTGTAATCAACCCAGCAACAGTTTCAATAAACAACCTCGTGTTGAATAGAGGAACAAGACAGTATGATGTTGAGGTAGAGATTGAGATATTTGCAAAGAAGAATAAAGAAATAGACACTATCACTGATGAAATACATACAGATTTCACAGCAGATGAAGCTAACTACCAAACAGCAAATATGTATCTACAAAATATAGAAGATACAACAGAAGAGACAGTTATATGGAATAACACAAAAGTTCATACTAAATCAATATTAGTAAATTTCCAATTAAACCTATGATAGAAATAAGAGTAAACTCAAATGAAATAGAACGAAGCATTGGTAAACTTACTAAGAAATTAGAGAAAGCAATGCCAAACATACTTAGAAAGTCTGCAATGTCTACAAGGAAGGAACTTAGAAAGCATGCAAGTAGATTTGCATTTGAAGGCGATTTAATGGAAGGAATAGTGCTTGGTAAAACAAGTAGTAGAAGAGCAACAGTTAAGATTACTGGAACTGCAGCAACAGAAGCAATGCTTGCAGAGTTTGGTCCAACTGGTAGTTTGATTGGATACAAAAGAACAGTCTACCTTGGAAGTAGTAATGACCAAAAGTTGAAGAGATGGGCACAATCAAGATTAGGAAGGACGAAAGGAAGATTAAGGCTTGGTGGTTCTGCTGGTGGTAGAACTAGTTGGGGTAAACCCTCACATAGGTTTATGTCAGCAGAAAGGAGAACAAGACCGATTAGAGTGAAACAAATTATAAAAAAGGAACTTAGTAAAGTTAAATAATTATTGGAGGATAAAATAAAATGGCAATCTGGGAAGCAAGAGAAGCAACAGTTAACATTGGAGATACTGTTGGTACTGTTCAAGGTTCATCCACATTACTTTCACAAGTATCTGTTACTGATTTTTCAGGCAGAGTTAAGGATGTTAGTATTACTGGTGGAGAGAGAGATGTAGAATCAATTCCATTATTGGGGACTACCTCTGGTTATGCAAACCAAGAAGTATTCCAAAATTCAGTTGGTTCATTAAGAGAACTATCAATGACTATGGTGTATCAGGATACAGACGTAACATTATTTGCATCTGGAACTGTAGCAACTAGTGGAACTGCATCTACTTATACAAGAATTCAAGGTGACCAAGATGTTACACAAAGAGCAGTGTTGGTTTCATTTAATAGTGGAAGTGACTATGTAAATGTTCTATTGAACAATGCATATGCAATTAAACTTGGAGACTTAAAGATAGAAGCAGATGGACATCTAGAACAAGAAATTGTATTTAAGTGTTTAGCAAAAGATTACTATGAAGAGAGCAATTTATAAGCTCTCAAATAGTAGGAGATAAAATGGAAGAGAATAAGGAAATGAATGTTCAAAGAAGCTTTAAAGTATCAGGTATGCCTATGTCTCAATGGCTTAGGTGGGAACAAAGTTGTATAGATAACTTTGGTGACTGTTATTGGTTAAAGATTTGGAATGACCATGTGAGAGCACAAGACATGGATGTATTAGTTTCACAACTAATGAAGAAGTTTGATGAACAAGATGCTAAAATAGAAGTACTTAGTGAGATGCTAAGTCAACCACAAGAGGAAGAAAAGGAAGAAGGTCCAAAGACCTTTGGGAGAAAAGAAGATGAGTAAATATGGAGAGGCAATAGGTATTTGGGAATTAAAAGTAGGTAATGCTAATTTGAAGATTAAACCAAGAAAAGGAGATAACCTTGAGTTAATGAATATCCTTAAGAAGAATAAGAATGATGAGGATGCATTCTTTAGTGCAATGTATAACTTTTTGGTTAAAATAATTAGTAGGGATGTACCACCAAATACAGAAGAGGAAGCAACAGAACTACATGAATATGTTGAGTTTAATTTAATGGAGCTTTTCAAAGAGATGATGATTAAATTTAGATGGTCTACAAAAGAACAGATGGACGAATTAGTTGGTGATGCAACAAAAAAAGAGAACTAACCCCAGCAGAACGTAGAAAAGCATTTAAGAAAAAGATAAAGGCTGTGGGGTTTAAGTATGAAGATATAGAGGAGAACTTCGCAAAATCAATTGTGTTTGTTGAAAAAGAAATTGGATATCCAATTTGTGAAGAGTACTTGTTACTAAAGTTTTTCACACAACTTGAATATTTAATCTATTTCAAAAAAGAAGAAGAAAAAGCAAGCAAAAGAGCTTTTAAAGCTAGAAGGTCAAAAGGTAGTTAAGATGGCAGTAACAACTGGACAAGCAAGACAAGAACTAATAATTAGTATGAAGGCACAGGGTGTTGAACAGACTAAGAAGAACCTAAAGAGGGTTGAAAAGGCTGTTGGAGACATAACTGGAGCCACAGAAGAAGCAGCAAGAAAAGTAAAAACAAATATGCTTGGAATGGGTTTGTCTTTCTTGTTTACAGGAATGGCATTAAAGAGATTTGCCCAAGCAATGTTGAAGAATGTATTCAATGCATACTCTCAGATAATGGGAGAAGGTTCCAGATTTATGGAACAAACAAACAAGATAAGGGCAGCATTTGGATTCCTTAAATTCTCAATAGTTGATGCATTAGCAAACTCTGAATTGTTTGCAGCAATGGTTGATTGGATTATTAATTTAGTTAATGGGATTTCAGAATTTGTTGCTGTTCATCCATTAGTAGCAAGGCTATTGTTATTGTTCTTAGGATTCTTAGTTATTGTTGGTGGATTATCCATGGTCTTTGGTCAGACTGTACTAGCAATAATTGGTTGGATGTCTTTAATGGAACTAAAGGGGATGACTACCTTTGGTGGTATGGCTGGAGCATTTAGGAAGATGACTGTGGCAATGGCAGCAATGTGGTCTGCATTTGTCAAATGGGCAGGTGGACCCATGATGACTTTTTGGGCTGGTGCATTGATACTTGCTTTCTTATTTGTATTTAATGCATGGAGAGAAAAGTTAGGTGGAATGAAAAACTTCTTTGGTGTATTCCTTATTGGATTAATTGAAGGATTCATATTAGTTGCAAGTTCTTTAAAGTATATGTTCCAACAAATAGCAAATGGATTAATTTGGTTAATCAACAAAGTGATTGATGGAATTAATGTTATGCGTAGAGCTGTGGGCAAGGCAGCAATAGCACATATTGGAATGGTTGAAATAACTAGTCCAATGGATGATGCAACAAGATTCCATCAAGAGGTTCTTGCTGGTGAACATGGTTCCTTTTTACAACAAGCAGCACTTGCACAGCGGTCTGCAGCAGAGGAAGAGGGAACTTGGGAATGGTTAAATCCATTATCTATGCCAGGAATGGAGGCACCAGACTTAGATTTACCAAGTGCAGAAGAATTAAACATAACAAACAATCAAAATAACATTAGCCTAGAGATGGAAATAATGGGCATTAGTCCAGAGGCACAAGAGGAAATAATGAATGCTACAATGAATGCATTAATAGAACAAGGATATTTGGAGGGTGGAGCACCACAAGCTTAAGAATGAAAGTTAATATTTTAGACACTGGATGGTATAGTAGAGATAGAGATGGAACTCAAGCAGCAGTTGCAGATAGAGCAGGTTATGATGGTACCTCTGCAGTAACCACATTTACAATAGATGTTAGTTCAATTCGTATGAATTTTGGTTCCAATATAGATGATAGTCCTGTTCCAAGTTCAAGTTCATTTACAGAGTTAAATCAAGTGACAGCAGAGAATCCATCTTATGTAATCAAATTAATTTTAGCTAAGGATGATGCAACAGCAAATTTTAATAATAGTATGTTTTACCAACTAATGAGGTTGGATAAAACAGATGGAATAAAACTTGTTTACCCAAGTGATGAAACCGATACTGATAAGTCTGTAGTTGAACTTATGGGTGCAGCAAATACATCTGGAAACTTTCAAGGGGCAAGCAAAGAACTTTCAGCAGGAACACCATATTTACAAGGAAGATTTAAAAAGATAACAGTTGATGATAATGCAAAGAAAAAGTATCACACAATAACATTAACATTTCAAGAAGAATAATGGCAGTATTAAAAGTAGAAATAGATTGGTATCCCAATGGAGGGCAAGACCCTGTAGAAAGCATAACAGATTTTGAAGCTGTTTCAGTTAGGGTTGGTTCCACACCAAAGAGCAATAGTTGTGAGATTAAATTAAAGAATAGACCAGAACTATACACTAATGCAGATGGGTTACTTAGATTTGATACAGAAGATGTCTTTAAGATTTATGCTAAACACAATACAGATGGTTCATCATTAGATAAGTCTGCAAATTCTGTTGATTTACTAATGGTTGCAGAACTAAAAGAAATTGATGTAAAGGTCGAGAATAAGACAACTATGCTAACACTAAAATGTGTTGATAGGACATTTACCCTTTTAAATAGAGTTTGGGTATTTCCATATTTAGCAGACGATACAAATGCACCAAATGGAACTGGATGGAATGCTCCAGAGATAATTCAGAATGTTATAAGAAACACAACTGATAATTCAATAAAGCACCCAGATGAGTTGTTTGATACAGATGGAGCAAAGCCAGGTATCTATGAAATAGATGCAAGGATGTTTATTGGTGGAGAAAATACAGAGACAGCAATATCTAGTGGAACTACTACTTCAACATCTAGTTTAAAATTAGTAGATAGTGGAGCAACATTTGTAACTGATGGGGTTGTTATTGGAGATAATGTTTACAATACAACAGATAGAACATGGGCAATAGTAAAGACTGTAGATAGTGAAACACAACTAACTATTACAAAAGATATTTTTGTTAGTGGTGAGGGATATCAAGTTAATGATGCATTCATAGCACACAAGAGACCAAACCTTGGAACTCCTGATTCAGATACAGATTTATTCCCTAGCGCAGATAATACTTCATTTCCATTTATATCTATGGCAAAGTCCTTTAAACCAGTTTATGAATGGATATCTGATTTAAGTCAGGTTGAAAATTGTAATACTATTGATGAAACAGATGATTCAGATGCAACAGCAACCTTAGTGGTTAGAAAAGCAATGAGATATTATGTTGATGAAAAGAATAGGTTTCATTGGTTCTATCCAGATACAACACCAGAACTTTACTTTACAGAAGGAACAACATCAGCAATAAGTCCAGACACAGTTGGACACAAAATAAAAGCAATAAAGGCAAAGAAAGCAGTTTATGATATTATAAACTTTGTTATATTTAGGGCAGGAGAAGACATGAATGGGGCACAGATTTTAGGATATGAATATGCTAAGGATTCAAATATACAACTAAAAGATAGTTATAGACCATTTATTTCAATTGCACTTAGAATGAAGGAAGATGATTATGCTGCAGGAAACCTACAAAGGTCTGCAAATGGTGATTCAAGATATTATGATTATCCAGTAGGATACCCAGTTACTCCTGCTTGGGATGATGGGCAAAGAGAAGTAAATAGTGATAGTGCATATAATGATAACTTTAGAGAGATAGCAACCAAAAGGGGAAAGGCAAGAGCAAGAAACTTAATAGAAAATAGAGGGAGAGCAAGGTGGAAATTAGAAGTAACTATTGATGGAGAGAACATCACACCAGCGGATTTAGTTAGGTTTAATAGTGATAACTTAGGGGTTGTTGACCTTGATGTAAGAGTAACAGATATAAAACACAACATTGGTAAGATGGGGTGGACATCAACTCTAACTTTTGAAGAGGATGAAGGAGAAGAAGAATAATGATATTAGATGAAGGATTAAATAATGTTAGGGATTTAGTAGATACAGACCTTGATAAAGGACAATGTGGGGATGATGATACATTACCAACAGCAGCAGATACTGGATTGGGTAATGCTATTGTAGCAACACTTCTTGCTTTAACAAGCACAACAAAGACAGATAAGATGATTACAACAAATCACAATATAAACTCGACTACAGCAAATGGTGAAACCTTTAAAGAACATGAAATAAGATTTGTTGGTGGTGAAAGTTTCAATCATGTTGTTCATGCATCAGTTTCTAAATCTAGTTCAATAGAGGTTGAATACATAACAAACTTTTTGTTTGAGGCAGCACAATAATGACATTTTTTGATGGTGGTGGTGGTTCACAACAGATTAGGGATGAATTGGGTAGTGACCCAGATGAAAGACCTGTTGTGAAAATAAAGAGTGAAAGGGTCAAGATAAGAGAAGGACCAACAATTGTTAGAGAGAGAAATATTGCTGGAGATACTCTTATCTGGGGACACACTACTTTTGGAGAATGGGATGCTTATAACTGGGGAGACGCAACAAATACTTCATTTGTTTTTGGGAATTTATTAGCAAGCATTCTAGGAACAAGTCCACTTGGTTCACAGCTATCAACGTGGGATGTTAGGAGAGTTGTTAACCCAAATAATACTTTCATAGAAAGATTTAGAAATACACAGTTTGAAGATTCATCAGAGACAACAGCAGATTGGGATACAACAAACTTTTATGTTGACTTTACTGCAGCAGAGATAGCGCAGACTGAAGAAATCTTCTTAAATAATGAAAACCTGCTTGCAGCAAAACCAAGTTTAACTATTGATAGTGGAAGCATTAGTATTTACCTAACACCAAATGGTGGAGATACTACACCACTATGGTATGAATTTACAAACAACACATGGAGCAACTTTGCTGATTTAAGTATAGACTTAGACCAAACATTAATTGGTGATGAAGAAGTATGGCTTAAAATGGATGAAGATGCAGCAAACACAGATGTGTTTGATTCATCAGGTAATAGTGTTGATGGTACAGCATCCTTTAACACAGCAGACAACACAGAATCTGGAGTAATTGGTACAGCACTATCTATTCCAGGAACAACAGATAAAATAGATTTAGAGAGTTCAGTTTTATTAACTGATGCATTTTCTGTTTCAGCATGGATTAAGAAATCAGCATTTAGTACACACGGTATTTGTGGAGACCAGACAGCATACAATAGTGGAAGGCTTACATTTAGAACAACAACATCCTTTTCATTATATACGGCATCTGGGAATAGTGATATAACTGTATCCTCTGCATTTCCAACAGATGAATGGTTTCATATTGTAGTTACTAGAGATAGTTCGGATAATTTAAAGGCATATGTAAATGGAACAGATGTCACATCAGGTTCACCTTCTCAAGCAGGCAATGTTAATGTTAATCGTGTTGGAGATAACCCAGATGATTCTGGATGGACTGCTTTGGCAGGCACAATGGATGAATTTAGATTATTTTCAAGAGTTATAACTGCTGCAGAAATAGCAATATTATATAACGATGGAACATATGTTGAAGGAAATGATTTAAGATTAAGAATAGTAGAAGATAATTCTAGCACAGCTAGAGTATCAGAAATAAAAGTGGAATATACCACATAAGGAGAATAAAATGGCATGGACAGAATTTACAAATGGAACAACAGCAGATGCTGATGAAGTTAATGCTAACTTTGATAGGGTTCCACAGTTATTATACTCTGGTGTGATAACATTACAAACAGATACAACAGCAGATGATGTTGATTACTTAGACATAGATTTTAGTGCATCAGATATGGCAGCAACAGATATGATAAAGATAGAAGTAGTTGGCATGGCAGATGACCAAACAGTCACACAAAGATTAATGGCAAGAGAAACAACAACTACTGGACAAATTAATAATAATGCAGTTGCAACCTCTGGTCAAATGTATAGGGCAAGTTATATCTTAGTGCAAGACCAAGTAACTAATGATTTGATTGATAGTTTCTTTATAAGAAACTCAGAGGATACACAAGATTCAGATAATCAACAATTTGATACTAATGATGCTAATGTATTTACTACTGGCTTTACATTTAGACTTAACTTTAAAAATGCTGGTACTGCATCTAATGATAGCAAGCATAGATACAATGTGTGGTTAATAAGGGATAGTGCATAAGGAGATAAAAGATGGCAGAAGGAGATATAAGAAAAAGTGATGGAGACATATACTACGCAAGTGAGTATAATAAACAACCATTTCAATTAGGAGCGGGCACATTAACAGTGCAAACTACTACAACTTCATATGGAACAGACAATGCAGACATATCTATAGCTGCTAGTGACTTGCAAGCTACAGATATGATTATAGTTAAACTAGCTTGTCAAAATGCTGGAAACCAAGCATTGGATATAGCAATACAAGCACAGGATGTAACTGCTGCAGGAACTATTGTTGCATTTGATGATGTGAATAGTGGAAATGTTATGTGTTCAGAGAGCACAATTTGGCAGGATACAGAATCAAATGATATTTTAAGAGGCACCATGGTTGCAGTTGAAACAACAGTACAACCATTTACTGGCAATCAAGATACCAATGATGCTAATGTAATTACCACTGCATGGACACTTAGAATAACAGGGGCATTTGATGGTGGAGTTTCAGCATCAGATGCTAATGTAAGATGGATTGCATATGTACTTAGGGGATAAGATGAGTGAAATTAACGGAGATTGGAAAGTAAAATCTGCAACCTTTCAGGGATATGTAAAGGGAAAGATTGAAGATATAGAAGAGGATGTAAAAGAGATAAAGCAAGAACTTAAAGGGTTAAATGGTTTTGATAAACAAATTGCCTTAAAGGTTGGTGGATTAGCTACTGGAGCATCAATACTCGTTACGCTCATTATGAATGCAATACCTTAAAATGGAATTACAAATTGGAGATATAATTGGCTACAAGCCATTAGCTACCAAGAACATTATTTCTTTTCTTGTAAAGATTGGAGCTAAGCAAAGACATTCACATGTTATGGGATACTTAGGCAATAACCTTGTGCTAGAATCACACCCAAAGACAGGAGTTATAATTAGACATTTCAATATCAATGATGTTGATGATATGTCAGAGTTCTCAGTATCAAGGATGAAAAACCCTTTAATTGGTACAGAACAAAATGAGTTAGTTAGAAAGGCAAATAGTTACTTAACAGATGAAATAGATTATGCATTCTATCAAGGACTCACATTATTTTTACACCAATGGTTTGGTGGATTTAGAACTATTAGGAGATTCCTAAAATGGATTTCCAAAATAGATGAAAAGAGATTTATGAATTGTAGTGAACTTATTAGTAGATGGTATTTAGAGGTGTTGGATAAAGATTTGTGTATAAATCATTCACATGACTTTACTAAACCTGATGATGTTACTCATATGAAAAGTAAACTACTTGAAGAGGTAAACTAAAATGGGATTATCTTCAGATGTCGAGGAGTTGGCAAATCTAGGAAAATGTGGATTATGCAAAATATTAGCTCAAGACTTTGTTGATATACTACATAGTCTAGAAATTCATGACTACAAACTAGCGGACATTGGATTACAAGAGACAGAGAGATTCTTAAAGGCATATGGTGACTTAATGCATCATGGTGATTATGTTAAATGGTGTGATGTCCATTCAGAGGTTTTAAAGACTTATTTACTTAGTAGAGAGTCATATATTGAATCTTTGAAGGACGGTAGTGAAAAGCTAGTAGATAGTGTAGAATAGAAATGTTTAAATAATAGAAGATTATGTTAATTTAGTCAGTTTTTAGTGCAAAGCACTAGGAGGAAACAAATGGCAAATAAGAAAAAAGGATTTTGGGGGAAAACTACAGCACTAACTGTTGGAGGATTAGTAGTTGGTACTGGTGCAGGATTTGTATTAGATGATGCAGATGCTGGTCTAAACACAGACTTAGTTGAATTACAAAAACTATTCGACGAGTTGAACTTAGATTATGAGAACCTAAATCTAGAAAATATAGAACTATCCGAAGACCTAAAAGAGGCATTGGATAAATTGGAACTATACAAGGATGTAATAGATGAAGCAATCCTTGAAGATACTGCTGAAGTAATAGCTAAAGAGTACTTGGAAGACAAGGACTACAAGCTAGTCAATTGGTTAAATGAGGAATTCGATATGAATATCGAAGACGAAGACCACATAGATTTAAGCAGATATTCTGAGTTCGAAGTGGACGCAATTGATTACGACGATGGAGACTATGATGTAGAATTTGAAGTTAGAGTCGATTATTATGAGAATGATGATGAAGATGAAGATGGACACAAATACATTAAAGTATTCGTTGAAGTAAGAGACGGGGAAGCAGAGGACATCAGTTTCTCTGATTTGGAGTAAATCAAAATGGCAGAAGAACAAACAAATAATGAAGTAGTTGAAGAAGTTCAAACTGAAGAAACTACTGAAGAAGCAACCGAAGCTGAAGCTGAGGAAGCACCAAAGGAAGAAGAGTAAATCTCTTCTTCTATTTTTTATTTTTTTTAGACAAACAATACAATAAAGAACTCTGGAGGTGGGGTATGGCATTAGAACACATCGTGGAGGCAGAAATGAATGAAAGGCTAATTGTACTAAATGATATACACGTTCCTTTTGAAGATAAACAATCATTAGATGCAGTTTATCGTGGCATGAGGGATATGAAACCAGATAAGATTATTCTTGCTGGAGATATATTTGATTTTTATAGTATTAGTAGATTTGAGAAAGACCCAAGGAAGAGAGTTGATTTGGGGGATGAACTTGGTGAAGCTAAAAGATTTCTAAGAGATTTCCGTAGACGGTTTAAACAACCAGAAATATTTTATATGAGGGGAAATCATGAAGATAGGTTACAGAAGTATGTACTTGCAAATGCTGCCCAATTGGCTTGGGTAGAAGGATTGGAATTAGCAAACCTATTAGATTTGGAAGAGGAAGACATACAACTTGTAGATAAGAGATGGTTTGAATATCGTGGAGTGATAATATCACACATGAATAGGTCCAATAAATATGGTGGATATACTGCAAAGAATATTGGAATGGACGTTGGTAAACCTTTAGTCCATACACATTCACATAAGGTTGGACATGTATCTATTGGAGAAGGTAGAGATTTCTATGATAATGGATGTCTATGTCAGTTACAAGCAGATTATTTGGAATCACCTTCTAATTGGACACAAGCATTTATGGTTGTAGATTATGTGGATAACAAACCACACTTTACACAGATTCAACTTGATAACCATAAGTTTACATGGAATGGTAAACTATATACACCAAATGGAACCAGACCCATACGACCAAAGAAAAAGCAAGTCAGACAAACGAAAAAAAAGAGATAAATATAGGAAGGCATCACAACATGGACTTAACAGAAGCAATAGCAATTAAACAATTATCAAAAGAGGAAAAGATATCTCTTGAGGAAGCATATAAAAGGTATTCAGAAGTTAGGAGTTTGATGTCTTTCTCTCAAAATGGAAGAAGATAAAAAGGAAGAACCTATCTTTGAGATAATTAGCAGAACTGAATATCGTTCCTTTCTTAAGAGAGAACTTAAGTCTCTTGAAGAAAGGATAGCCAATCTTACAGAACAAGGTAATGAAATAGTAGATGGGCTAGATGAAGAGATATGTGATTCTTGCAATCCAAAGTGTAGGATTTATTACTATGTTCATGGTAATGAAATAGGATATAAATTAGTGAGAAAGGAATATGGATTTAGAACAGAAGAAGAGGATTGAAGTATACACTGCAATAACTGGTGGTAAGGATGAACAAAGAGATGACATCAAAGTATTTGATAGTTATGATAGATTTGTTAGACAGGTATTAAATGCAAAAGTATATAAGATATTAGCACACAAATATATTGATGCAGATTATAGTATATGGGTAGATGGAAACTTATATCTTAAAACATCACCAGAGGTAATTGTAAATGAATTTCTTGGAGAAAATGATATTGCAGTTTGGAAACATTTTGGACGTGACTGCATTTACGATGAGGCTGAAGTTCTCTTTAGTTTTGGTACTGATGTTAATCCGGACGTACGCAGGCAAATAGAAACATACAAAAGCAAGGGCTTTCCAGAACATGCTGGTCTTGGAGAGTGTAATGTAATTGTTAGGAAACACTCACCAAAGGTTGAAGCATTTAACAATGCTTGGTGGGCTGAGATATGTAAATATTCTACAAGAGACCAGATAAGTTTTCCATATGTTCTCAGTAAGTTTCCAGATTTAAAAGTTAACTTTGTAGATGGTAATCCAAGGGAACACAAATACTTTAAATATAATTATCATCAGAAATACCCAATAAGGGTATACCCAAAAAAATGAATACATTTGAAATATCCAAATTATACAACAAGAATTTCTTTGATATAACTAAAGAGCTTTGGAAGGTTGAAGAGTTTGGTAGAATTTCACAAATTTTAATTTAAGGAGAATGGTTATGAAATTGATAGAGATGCAACAAAGAAAATTATGGAAGCAGTTGGGGTTAATGGCAACTTCGGTCACCTTGGGAGAAACTCAATGGTATTTAGAAAATGTGTGGAATAATTGTACATAAAGGAGAATATAATGATTCCTATATAAAGAATAGAGGTCAAGATATGTCAAGTGAATATGAGAGGGATGGATATTATTTTATGCATTACTTACTTCATATAACTGGAGACAAAGTAATACAGCCATTTGTTGATGGTAATATTGTATGTTTATATAATGGTGAAATATACAATCATAAGTTCAAAGAATCAGATGGTGAGAACCTAATTCCACTATACAAGAAATATGGATATGATTTTCCAAAGTATCTAGATGGTGAATGGGCTATTGCTTTATATGATTTCGATAAAGGTGTAGCATTATTCTCTACAGATATATTTGGTACAAAACCATTGTGGAGAAATGGTACTGAATGTGCTAGCTATGAAAGTGGTGTTGGTGGTCACAAGATAATTCCAAATTGTATCTTTGCTATGGACTTGAAAACAAAAGTTCCAGTTTATACTGGACATGTCTATGAATTTGATTTTAATAACCAACACAAAGATACATATGATGATTGGATAGCTGCCTTTAAAAGGTCTATCAAGAAGAGAGCAAGAGATGATTGTTTCATTGGATTGTCTTCAGGATATGATAGTGGTGGAATAGCATGTGAGTTAAATAATCAAGAGATTCCATTTAAAGCATATTCAATACCAAATAATGAAAACTTAAAACTGTTGTTTAAGAGAGATGAAATACTAAATGATGTTATGTTTATTCAACCCAAAGATAGGTTTGAATTGGTAAAGGAGTTTCTTAAAGAGAACATGGAATCCTTTAAATACACAATAGAATATAATGAAATAGTTAAAGATTCAACAATACATGATGACCCAGCACATGTTGGATTAGGTATAATCTGTGAACAAGCTAACAAAGATGGTAGAAAAGTGTACCTATCTGGACAGGGAGCTGATGAGATAATGAGTGATTATGCTCCATATCTAATGGCACAAAGCTCTTTAAAAGGGGAATTTCCAAGAGATTTGAAAAGATGGCACAATTTCCAAAATGGTTGTCAAGAATCATATATAGCTAAAGAGGAGTATGTAGCTGGAGCATACAACATAGAAACAAGATATCCATACTTAGATAAGGATGTAGTACAAGAATTCTTATGGTTAAAGCAGGGTTTGAAGAATAGAATGTATAAAGCACCATTGACAGAATATCTAAATAGGAATGATTTCCCATACGAAAAAACAAAAAGAGGGTTCTGTCCTATCTAAATTGATAACTTTTTGATGCTTCTAATAGTGTCTTTTTGTGTTTTTCAGAGAGTTTTCTTACTTTTTTGAGTTCTAGTATGTTTTCTATGTCTTTAAGACAATTCTCTTTAAAAAATAAAGTAAATTCTCCACTATCTCCTATTTGATTTAGTTGGGCTGTGGTGTCATGCTCCTGTAACTTTTTTACGGTTCTAATGGGCTGTTTTTTCTTTAAATTTGCGTTACAGTGGAACAAAAGGGTATTAGTATACCCCCCAACAGCCAATGGAAAATTATAAGGGCAAATTGTACCATTCTTACATTGTATTTCCCAAATCCCATCCCCTTGTCTAATTAACTTATATGTTCCTTCATATTTTTTTAAATATTGATTAAAGTATTTATCCTCTTTACTAAGTTTCATCTTTAAACTCCCTAGCTCCAATATCATCTAATAATTGATTTCTATACCTTGAAGATACTCTTGATTTACTCTTTAAAACACCACTTATCGTGGTTCTAATTGTCTTTTCTGGAAGATATCCTCTCATTGTGTATTCATTCCATTCATACAACTTAGAGAAGATTTCATTTCTAGTTAATCCCTGCTGAGCAAACCAACTAGCCAAGACAAAACAAGCTCTCTTCTTACCATCTTTACTATTTATACTACTAGATAGGAAGAACTTTATAGACTTTGGTTCTCCATTAAATGAGTATGTTGGTTTTGTTACATATTTCTCAAGGTTCTTATTTACATCATATTTAATCATAACTTCTTGTGGTATTTTATTATCTCCATTATTCACAAATCTAATTAACTTCTTTTTCTTACCTTTTCTAGAGAAGGCATTTTCAATAGTTATCATAACAGGAGAGTCTACCTTTGCTTTATCTTCATGAAAGGTTAAGTATCCATATGCCATATGTCTAAGGAGAAATCTTTTTAGTTCAGTTCTTTGGAACCTAGGATACTTAGCCAATTCATTGAAAAAGAGGTGGAAATGATATCCATTTCCACCACTGTGCCATAGGCTATATGTTAGGTTCAGCTCTTTAAGTTTTTCCTCTATTGCCATCAAGGTTGTCTTAAAGGCTCTCTCTTCCTTCTCTTTGGTGATGTTTGGTACGTGATAATCGATATCCATTACAATCTCTGCTGGTAATGGTTCTCTATGATTTGGTGTTCCCCAAGCAGAACTATAGTATACAAAGTCTTCATCTTCTTCTCCTTTGTAATTAATCCATTTTCTTGGTTCTTTTCTAAAGGTTTGAATTCTAAATGGTTGTTTATACTTCTTGTAGTAGTATTCAAGGAAGTTTCTATCTTTCATTTAAGTTTCTCCATTATGGCTTTAATAACATTTACTGTTACTGCATTACCACATTGTTTATACCTTTGTGTATCACTAACTCCTTCTGTCCAATTATCTGGAAAGCCTTGTAGTCTTTCACATTCCTTTGGTGTCAACCTTCTAATCTTCATACCATTAATACCAACTTCATAGTTGCTTCTTGTTGCTTTTAAAGCAGGAGATTGTTCTATCATTTTGTTTTGGTATCTTTCACTAGCACCATCATCAACACAATATATCTTTGTTAGGTGTGGTGTTGAACCATGTGTTCCACCTGGGATTGTTGACATTATCCCATCTGTATGGTGTACAGCATCTTGTTGGTGCTTACCATACTTGTCTTTCTTTATCTTTGGTTCATCATAGATACACTTCTGGTCACCACCAACTTTAATAGTTCCACATACATCATTAGTATCTTGTGGTTTTCTTTCTTGGTAGTTACTTTTGAGTATACCTTGTGTCATCTTATCAGAGAGGAAGTATTTCTTTTCTACCTGTTCCTCTAAGACTTCCGATAATAAGCACTCTTTCTCTGTTCTGGGGGACTCCATGAAATTTGCTGTTAAGAACCACCCATTGAGTTTCATACCCCAATTCATCCAACGTTTGAATGATTTTGGTAAAAGTTTTCCCTGCTTGGTGATTGAGTAACCCTTTAACGTTTTCAAGGAGTACAAGTGAAGGTCTTTTAACTTTAAGTATTCTTGCAATGTCAAAAAACAATGTGCCTCTTGTGTCTTCAAAGCCTCTCCTGTTTCCAGCAATGCTGAATGCTTGGCAAGGAAATCCTCCACAGAGCATATCAAAGTCTGGTAAGTCTTCTGGTTTAATTGTTGTCGCATTTCCATAGTTCTTGTGTCCTTTAAAATTCTTTTCATATGTTTGTATTGCATATTTGTCTATCTCTGAATATCCAACACATTCCCATTCATCTTCTGTTGCATCTTTAATTCCTAGTTCAAATCCACCAATGCCACTAAACATACTAAAGTATTTCACTTTAAAAGTCTCCTTTTGCAATTACCTCTTGCCAATCTTCTGCTGTTCCATAGTGTTTGCAGATTATACCTGTGTCAACCATAGTCTTTAATCCATTCTCTTGAACATCATTGTGAAAGTAAGTATCACAATGTGCTTCATCATGGTGGAAATTCTGTATGTTTTCAAATACAGATTTGTGAATTAAGCAACAACCCAATCCACACCCACCTGCTGCATGAATAACTTCTCCATTTAATTCATTTGGTTTTAAAGTATCATTAAAGTTCTTCCATCTACCTTCTACCTTTCTTCTAAACTTCTTACCAGTAAAGATACAAGGTTTTCTATCTCTCTTAAATCCTATGAAATAGGTAGCACTACACACTTTTTGGTGATGTTCTAGTAGTGCTTCTATTACATATTTTGGTGGAATTATATCTGATTCAAGGGTAAGTAAGTAGTCAAAGTTTTGACTTTTAAAATAATCTAATACTTGATTATATCCGTTTGTTATCCTATCTTTTGAGGTTCCTTCAAAGTCATCAGTTTCTACAACATAGACTTCATAATTTTCATAAGTAAGTTTACCAACTCTTTCCATGAATTCTTCCTTACAGTAATCCTTTCCTTTATATGTGACTATCCCAACTAATACTCTTGGTTGTAGTTCACTCCAGTATGCTTTTGTTAGTTCATTCATTTTAAAATCTCATCTAACTTCTTCTTTAGCTTTAGTGTTCTTATTTTAATTGGTATCTTGAATTTTTTAGCAAGTCTTATCTCTACAAGCATTCCACTTGTTATATCATCACCAGTTAGCCATAGTTCATCAAAGGCTCTTCGTTTAAAGAACTCAGCATTGTATTTCATTCCAAGTTCTCTCTCTTCTTTAATACCATCATCAAGATACAATAGTGTTTGTAAGTATGGAGCAAAAGGAATTACATTCTTTTCAGTAGCAACAATCTCACTACAAATCTTAAGTACATCTTCAACATTTTTTTCTATATCTCCTTTAATTGGATGAGCTATAAATACAATTTTATTCTTCTTCATCTTTCATATCCTCAATTTGTTGGTATACCCAACAATCTACAAAGCCATTGTCTGTTTCTATAGAAACAACAAATCTATCATAGTAGATTCCTTTTCCTTCTATAGCATCTATAATTGCAAATTCTTCATCATCAACTTCTATTAGTTGTCCATCTACATAACTACCATCTCTTCTTCTTATACTAGCATGTCCTCTATAATGTTTTTCCCATCCATGTAGTCTTGCTTCTATATTTGGATATTGGTCTATTAGTATGCCATACACAAATAATTTATTCATATTCAAATTCATCAAATCCATATATATCCTTTCCCTTAATCAATCTAACAAAAGTATCATAACTAATCACTACAGGAACAATTGCATTTCCTATTGTAGTATCCATCATAACTTTTGTTTCTCTGTAGTCTTCTTTAAAAAGTAAGAATGGTCTTCTATTGTGTTCTCCACCCTCTCTTTTAACCTTTCTCCAAAACTCTAACATTTGGTTTGCTGTTATTCTTTTGTATCTCTTTAATTCAAATATGTAATCATCACTAATTAAATCAGCATCTGCTTCTGAATTACCAGAACCAATTGTAAGTTTAATATCTGGAATGATTTCTCTAAGTTCTTTATACATTGCATTCTCAAAGTTATTTCCTTTTGCTTTACTTGGATGTGACATTTTTATTCTCCATTATGTTGTGGTATTCTGCTTTGTAGTTAGCTACATCATATCCATTTCTTGAAAGGTATGCTATGTATCCTTCTACTTGTTGTCCAGTAGCCTTATCTATTCTATACTCTTTAAGTAGTTGTTCAATCTTTCTTTCTAAGTCTGGTGGAATATATCCTTTAACCATTTCATAAACCTCACTGACCAAACTTTGTCATATAACATAGCCCAATTGGCATTATCAATTGCTAAGACAGAAAGCTCCTCTCTTAGTGCTTCATTATCTTCTACCGTATCAACAAGTTTATTGTAATCTCTAATGAGTTTCCTTAAGTCTCCTTTTGGTAGTGGATACTTTGCTTGAAATTCATTGAATATTTCTTTGTGTTGTATCAATATCTTTACACCATCTGCTTCACTACAATCTCCCTCGGGGTGGACTACTGTCAATCCTATTTTTAATAGTGGTTCTCCACAGCCTTCACAGAATGTAAAGTAATCTATTTCTTTAATCTTTTTCATCTTTAACTGTCTCCTCTTCGTGTATCACGACTTTAAATGGGTCTTCTTCTTTTGGTTGTTCAACCATATACTTTTCAGGAACTATAAGTTCATCAAGATATACCATCTCTCCAGTGATTGGATGGTATAATGGTATGTTTCCTTCTTTATCTTTCTGTATGTTTAACCATTCACTTACATAATTTGGAAAGTTAGTTTCCATATTTTTTATTGCTGAATCCATACATTCCTTAAAGTCAAATTTCTCTTCAAACTCTTCTACATCATCAGTTTTGTAGTATAGATTTCTCTTACCACCAATCTCCTTTCCAAGGAAACCTGCTTCAACCAGAGATTCACATTGGTCTGCAATAACTCTATGCTTCAGGAGTATTCCTCTTGCTTTTAATGCTTTGTGTACTTTTGTAATATCTAAGTAAAGTCTGTTGTCTTCATCTTCCTCTTGGAAGAGTAATAACTGTCCTTTCTCTTTGTCTTTTCTCCACCCCTTAGCATCATCTTCGTTAAACAAGACCATAATGTCCTTACCTAATTGAGGTAAGTTGTGAACCTTCTGGTTGAAGTCTTTCCCATAAAGGAGGTGAATATTGTATATGTCTTGAAGTGATGTAAAATATTTGTCATCTTTGTATAATCTATCTTTGAAGTGAAACTTACATGAACTATCTATCAAGTTAAAGTAGTGGTTGATATAACTTCTAACTTTAACAAATGGTACAGGAACTTTGTTTGCTATAAACTCTGCAAATGGATTCTCTGTAGATTTACTAGCAAGACCCAAGACAACATTTAAATGGTCTTTAATTTGTATTGCTATTCCATCTTTTTGTATCTTAAGTCTTGACTTGTTAAATCTAGACTTACCTATGTATCTAACAACTTTCCTATTTTGTCCTTGAGAGATATCAGTCATAAAAGTTATAACTCTTCTATCAAGTTCATCATCTTTCTTTTGTTTGTTCTCTAGTGCTAAAGCATAAACTACTCCTAAGTCACCTTTAATAGTTTGTTTAATTATTTGTTTTGTTTGACTATCATAAACCTTTCTTGTCAATTGTTTTCCTTCAGTCATATTCTTTAAAAGTTCTACTGCTATTGGATTGTTACTATTCATAGCTTTCTGAAGTTCTTCTATGTAAACCATCTCTGCATTATTCAATGCTTCAAAGTCATACACAGTAGCAGTATTACTTGTTAATCCTAATCTGTATACTTTCTCTTCTGGAACTAAAAGCATAAGGATATCAGTAAGTACACTCTTTCCGCTATTGTGGATTACAATTCCATTAGCTACAAAGTTTCTATATGGGTCTTCACATATTATATCATATGTTTTTTCTTTTCCAATATACTTCTTTGATTTTAATCTAGAGTAATATGGAATACCTTGATTGAAATTAAATTTTGTGTAGTTCGAATGTAATCTTTTATGTTCTGATTTCTTTAGTGCTACAAGATTACTTATCTCATTGTTAAGGTGGTTCAAGTCTTTATGGTGTATATCATACTTTGATGGGTTTACATACTTCAATGTTTTTGCTAAATATTGGTCCGTTTTAAGTATCTCTATAAATCTTGCGAAGGATAGTTTATTTAAGTTAGCTTCGTAGATTAATCTATGCAACTCAACTCTTGGATAGTTCTTACCTCGCATAAATAGCTTAGCCCCAAATGGATGATAGATTAATCCAGTTCTTGCTTCATCAACAGGCTTAACTTTCTCCTTATCTAATTTCCTTGCGTTGGGTGTATCACACATTACAAATGAGTTTTTTGTTAAATCTTTTAATTTAACAAAACCCCTATCTGTCATTATTTGGTGATTTGCTGTTGCCTTCAATGTATTGCCGTTTTCCAGAGTTATTTCATATACTTTTTTAATCCCACTATAAGCAACCCCTTTAATTGGGTTTAATTGAATTGTTGAACCATTATGGCTTCTTACATATGTTGTTGTATTTGTATCCCAATTATATTGCTTATGCTGTTGATTGAGAGATTGATACATTCTCTCAATAGTATACTTTTTTCCATTACCACCACGATTGGTGTTTATAATGGTATCTCCAGTTACACAACCACTCACAGACTCTACTCCACATGGAACTTTATTCATAGCTGCAAAAGTTAAGAGAATAAATGTTTCTCTCTCTTCAACTAAACCAGCAGAGTATGCAAAGTCTAACAAATCTTTTGTGTTAGGTTGGTATGGTTTTGGTAAATCTATTTCCATCCTTAAATGAAGTAAAGTAGTTTAATAATTTGTTTAATCAACCAAACGATTACCCATACAACTCCTAGTCCTAGAGCAAAGTTAACTAAAAAGTTAAACATCTTTGCTGTCTTTGTTGTTAAGTTTTCTTTTTTCTTTTTCATTTCAATTCTCCATCAAATATTTGTTGTGCTCTTTCATCTGTTATGTTGTATTT